AGACGATTATCCACCAATGCAGGAACCGGATATTGTTCCTGCACCGAAGCCAGAACCAGAGCCAGATAGATCGGCAGATTTCCAGTGTTCCAGATGCGGTGAGGTCATAAATGAAAGAGTTTATGAATATTCAATCAATAAATTTGGAGAGCCACTTTGCATTAAATGCCAGAGAGGAGGCGGACGCAGATGAAAATAATAAAGGTATCAACAGAATTGGAAATGTCCGTACATGAATTTCCGGAAGGGACTATGAGAGAACAGAACAAAGCTCTGTATGATCTGATCGGGAACGGGTGCGACATAGTTGAGCATGTAATGCCGAAGAGATTATACAGAGAACTGAAAATGCCATCTACTCCTGTTAAAGAACCAGGGAAGTGTGTGAGCATGCTGATTGATGAAGAGGGAAGATTGAAGCCGAACAAAGCAAATTTGATCGGAAGTTATCTTTACGAATTTGATAAACACGGATGCCCCATTGTTGGAAATATTCTCTTTATCGGAGAAAAGATGGGAGATGATGGCGTTGAATTCTGCGGAATTAGCGAGGAGAACTTTTCACTTTTAGAAACGGAATTGAAGAACATGATCACAGCGATGAAAACAACAGTAAAGGAAATGAGCAAATGAAAATACTTCATACTGCCGACTGGCATATCGGCCAGTTTAAAGGACCTGTAGTGGACGGAGTAAATCTCCGTTTGCAGGACACAGTAAAATGTCTTGAATATATGGTTGAGGTAGCCCAGAAAGAGAAACCTGACATTGTTTGCATTTCTGGTGATATCTTCCACCAGGAGCAGATTGGTCCGGTACGGTACTCGGACGAAATGATTATTGCAACAGATACGATCACAAAATTGGCTGACATTGCGAAAGGGGTGATCGTAATGAGAGGAACGCCGAACCATGATGGAAGCGGACAGTTCAGAGTTTTGGATAGGATGTTTGTGAAAACTAGTCATGTGCATATAATAACAGCTCCAACTGTCCTTCACACACCATATACAGACATTGCCTGCATACCGGGATTTGACAAACAGGAGTTCAGAGCAAAATTCCCTGGTTTATCTGCAGACGAAGAAAATCTTGCATGGACGAAATATATTTCAGATATGGTTTTTGCATTGAGAGCAGAGTGTGAAAAGACACCGATTCTCATGGCACATTATACGGTTCCTGGTTGCAACATGGAATCAGGGCAGACTTCCTTCTTCACAAACTTTGAGCCGGTCATTCCAAGAGAAGCTTTAATGGCCGCAAGATATGAGGCGGTACTTCTTGGTCATATCCATCGCCCGCAAATCATTGAAGGATTTGACAATGTATTCTATTCCGGAGCGATCAATGCAATGAATTTTAATGATGAAGGACAGGATCGTGGATTCTGGATTCATGAATTTAATGAGAAAGGCACTCTGGTAAAAGGACGTAGATACACTACTCCATACAGACAGTTCCACACTATCACCTGGGATCCTGATGAAGTTGGCGATTATATCCGCGAAGGGGCTATGTATCTCCACAGAACAGGCATTTCAGAAGAGGTGACGGATAAGATAGTCCGGGTGCGGTATTCCTGCACATCTGAGCAGAAAAAGGCGCTCAACATTCCACTACTGCAAAAGAACCTGTATGAGCTTGGTGCATTCTATGTGGCAGATATTGAAGCAGAAAGCACTATTGATATCACGAACCGCGGACTTCTCTCGGAGGAAAGTGACCCACGGCTGAATCTGAAAAAATGGTTGGAGGAAAAGACATTTAAGAATCCAGACAAAATCGTGGAGCTTGCCGAGCCGATCATAGCAGAAGCCATGAAACAGAGTACCACCGCAGAGATTCACGGCGTGTTTAAGCCGGTATCTATTTCTGTCAGAAATTACAGAAACTACAAGGAAGAAAACTTTGATTTTTCAGACATTTCATTCTGCACGATCAATGGAGTAAACGGTGCAGGAAAGAGCAGCCTTTTCATGGATGCTATTGTGGATTGTCTGTTTGAAGAAACCCGTGAGGGAGACTGTAAGGCGTGGATCCGAGGTACAGAGGATGCAAGAAGCGGTTTCATAGAATTTATTTTCGACATCGGAGAGAAACGATTCCGGGTAGTCCGCACCAGAACAAAATCCGGAAAACCAACACTGAACTTGTCACAGTATCAGGAAGAAAGTGCTGACTGGATGAATCTGTCCAAGGAAAGAATCATTGACACACAGGCAGAGATAGAGAAGCTTCTTGGTATGGACAGCATGACATTTCGCAGCTGTGCATTGATCATGCAGGATCAGTATGGATTATTCTTGCAGGCAAAGAAAGATGAACGTATCGCAATTCTTGGAAATTTACTCGGGCTTGGGATATATGGAGTGATGGAACTGGATGCCAGAAAGAAGCTTGCTGATTCCAGAAAAGAACTGGTTTCTAAAAAAGAAGCCGTCCGGATCAAGACTGACTTCATTAAGGCACAGGGAAAACCAGAGGAAGAACTGAAAACGGTAGAAAAAGACATTCTTAAAAATCAGGAAGAACTTGAAAATCTGGATGAATCCAGAAGAAATCTGATCGAGCGTCAGGAAAAAATATCTGAGGCCGAGAAGGAAAGTGAAAAAATCAGAAGTGATTTGAAAGAATGCTCAGAAGAATACAGTGCAATGGCAAACGATCTGGACCATTCAAAGCAGACATTGACAGCGTGCAATAATCTATTGGAACTGGCCGATGTGATACGGGAAAAAGCAAAACAGCATTCTGAATTATCTTTACAGCTTTCTGAAGTAGAGAAGGACGTTATTAAATATAAAAACGCAAAAAGAACACTGGATAGCTATAACGAAGATATTGATCGCTACCAGAGACTTATTGACAAAAACAAATTCAGAAACAAGCAGATACATTTGCAGATTTCTCAGCTTGCTCTTAATGTCCCAGAGGACTTGGAAGAAAGACTTGATGCACTGGCAAATGAAAGAAAAGAGATTGAGAGCCAGCAGGAAAAAAGATACCTGTATTCTACGGCTCAAAACGAATTGCACGAAATTGACTCATCCTATTCGCAGAAAATCTCAGGAGCAGTAAACCGACGTGATCATCGGCAGAAAAGGATATCTGAGATAAGGCAGCAGGAAGAATTCATGAAGAATTCTGGGTGCCCGGATATTGAGAGTGCAAGCTGCAGGTTCCTGTCGAAAGCGGTTGAAGATGTCAAAAGCCTTCCGGTTGAACTGGATAACTTGAAAAAATGCGAGGAAGAGATTGAGATATTAACATCTGAACGCAACCAAAAAATAGCCGATAAACAGGAAAAAATTAAAAACATAGAATATGATCCTAAACGCCTTGCTATTCTGACGGCATCTGTCACTGAGCTTTCCAAATATGAACGCATAAAGAAAGATGCGGAGCAGAACAAACTTGAAATTGCCCGTTTAGAGGCCGAAAAGGAATCGAACGATAAAAATATAGGGCAGTGTGAGGAAAATCTGCTACAGGTCAAATTAAAGGCCTCTGAGATAACGGAAACAGTTAATAAACTATCGGGATCAGTTGACAGACAAGAACAGATCAAACAGCAGATGGCTCATCTGCAGACTTATGTAGAACAGGAAAAAGAGCTTCCTGTTTATGAAGAAAGAAAGCAGCATGTTCTTGAACGAATTGAGAACATGGAAAAAGAGATGGAAAAACTTACTGACAGAAAATTCATTCTCTCTTCTCAGCTTACTGGTATGGATACCATGATAGAAAAAATGAAGGAAACATTTTCGGCAGATATGGTAGAAGAAACAGACAGGCAGATTCGCAGTAACAAGGAAACTCTTGGAGAACTGCAGATCCAGAAGGGAGTACTCCTTGAACGTCTGGAAAATATCGATACCATGCGAGGCGAAATCTCCATGCTGAATAATGAAATTGCTGTAGCTGCCGGCAGAGCGGACTGTTACGAAGCATTAAAGCAGGCTTTTTCACAGGACGGAGTTCCACATCAGATCATCAGGAACATCATTCCTCATATCACAGATACTACAAACAATATTCTTGGCCAGATGACCGGCGGAACGATGGGAGTGGAATTTGTGATGGAGCGCACCGTCAAAGGCAAGGACGGAGATAAGGCAACGCTGGATGTTCTGATCAACGAATATGGCAAGACAACTCTTCCATATGCTTCCAAGAGCGGAGGCGAGAAGGTAAAAGCTTCTCTTGCCGTTATCCTTGCACTGTCCGAGATCAAGGCAACAGCGGCAGGAATACAGCTTGGAATGCTCTTTATTGATGAACCACCATTCCTTGATGATGAGGGCGCACAGGCTTATGTAGATGCCCTTGAGACGATCCGTGATCGGTATTCCGATGTGAAGATTATGGCAATCACTCATGACGATGCTATGAAAGCGAGATTTGGCCAGGCTGTGACAGTAATTAAAACAGATGATGGCTCAAAAGTAATCTACTAAGCGGAGGAACTTATGGCGAAAAGATATTATTGGTTAAAGCTTCCTGACGGATTTTTCCGTCAGAAGGCCATCAAAAAACTTCGGAAGATTGCCGGAGGAGACACCTACACAATTATTTACCTAAAAATGCTTCTTGTTGCAATGAAGCAGGATGGAAGACTTTACTTCGAGGGAGTAGAAGCAACATTCTATGACGAGCTTGCTCTGGACCTGGACGAAGAAGTCGAAAATGTCAGAGTGACGGTTATGTTTTTGATTCAGCAGGACCTCATGCAGCTGATTGACGAAACCGAATATTCGCTGTCAGAATGCGCTAAAATGACTGGTTCTGAGAGCGCAAGCGCAGCTCGTGTAAGGAAATATAGAAGCAAAGAAGCGTTACAATGTAACACTGATGTAACGGGCTGTAACGAAGTGAAACAAATCTGTAACGGAGAGATAGAGATAGAGAAAGAGATAGAGTTAGATAAAGAGAAAGATAATAAAAACATTAGCTTGGAGCTTAAAGACTCCAAGCAGAACACGTTCATCTCTCTTCCGTTGGTTACAGGATCCGGAAACTATGATGTGACATTTGATTATCTCAATTCACTGAGAGAACTGTTTCCGGCACTGGATGTTGAACAGGAGTTTAGATCAATGGCGGCATGGCTTGACAGCCACCCTCGTAATCGCAAAACACCGAGAGGGATCAAGAGATTTATCACTGGTTGGTTAGAACGTTCACAGAATTCAATGCCGGCATCCAGAACACCGCAAGCACCTGCAGCTACAAAGAACATGTCAACGAATCAGTATATGGAGGCAACGGCCGGCTGGTGCGAAGGGATGGGTGATTGAAGTGACACCTCAAGAATTTGATTTTATCAGAGCTTCAATCAAAAGTGCCTATCCAACATTTAATGTCATGCCAGACCAATACAGCATCAGGATGTGGTACCGCATGTTGGGGGACCTGGACTACAAGCTTTGCGAAACAGCATTGATGGAACTGTTTGCCACTCATACATACCCACCGCAGATATCTGAGATACGGGAGAAATGTGCAGAATATACAGTTCCGCACCTCAAAGACCAGGGAGAAGCTTGGGGAGAAGTGCAGAAGGCTATAAGTCAGTATGGATATTACAGGCAGGAAGAAGCACTGGAAAGTCTGACACCGATTGTCAGAGAAGCAGTAAAACGACTTGGCTTCCGGGAGATATGCCTTGACGAGAACCAGGACGCAGTCAGAGCTCACTTTTTCAAGATATATTCAGCACTGGCTGAACGGAAATCAAATGATGCGAAGCTTCCTCCGGGGATTCTGGAGGCGAAGAATAAATATATTGCTCAGATTACAGCACAGGAAAACACTGCTATAGAGCAGAAACAGCAGGAAGAGGCAGAAGAGGATAGGGTGTGTGCAACACCGGAGTATATAGATATGCTGATGCGAGAACACGGATTTAAGAGGTGATGGCATGGAACAAATGGAGAAGATACAGGGAACGGAGAAAGAATTTATAAAAGTCTTTCAAGAGCTGTGTTACAGTCGGAGTTCGTGGCAAGTGTGGGCCGATCTTATGGCGGCAATGGCTTGCGCATTGGCGAATTCAGTAGACAAAACATTACCTCGGCATACTGCGAGAGAAAAAGAGTATGCAGAGTGCATTGACCGCCTTGGAGGAGTGGAGAAGCCGGCCAAATGCTTTGCGATTGTAGTTGAAGCACTGGAACGCAATCCAGATCAGGACTTTCTTGGAAAATTGTACATGAGCCTTGAGCTGGGGAATCACTGGAAGGGGCAGTTTTTTACACCATACAATGTCTGCGAGTGTATGGCGGGCATAACAATTAATGACAATATGCCGGCATTGGAAAAGCAGGAATGGATATCTGTCAATGATCCGGCATGCGGAGCAGGAGCAACACTTATAGCAGCGGCAAACATATTCTACAGAAAAAAGATAAATTACCAGACGCAGGTTTTATTCACGGCCAATGACATAGACAGGGTAGTTGCTCAGATGTGTTACATACAGCTTTCGCTTCTTGGATGCCCCGGCTGGGTGGCTGTTGCAAATACGATATCCAATCCGGTATGCGGAGATCCGCTAATGCCTGACGAAAGACCTGGACAGGAATTCTGGTACACACCATTTTATTTCAGGGAAGAATGGAACTGTAGACGGCAGATTCAGATCTTTAAAGAAATGCGCGGTTCATGGATAACTCCGATTGGAGCACACAATCCTGGAAAGATTACTTTTTATTTTGATTTCGAGAAAGGAGATTACAAATGTCAGAACAGTTAAAACAGGAACTTGAAGCTGATACTGACCGCTTAGAGACGGAAACGGTTGCAGGCAGTGAAACAATAGGGAAACAGGAAAAAGATGCAGTAGAGGGCAAATTAGAGAGCCAGGAAGGCGATGAATCGAAGTCAGAAGCTGAAAACGCAAAGCTGGTAAAGCAGAAAGCTAGAAAAAAGCTGGAAGCTGAAAAGAAAAAAGCAACTCAGAAGAACTTTGCGGATCCGGTCATTACTTACCTGATGAAAAGATGCGAAGAGGATCAGGGGCTTGCTGAAGATGTGATGCAGGAGGGAAAGACCTGGAACAAGTGCTTTAGCTATATTGTTGAACAGGCTAGAAAGCAGTCGAAT